ATCATGGAGCAGCTGACACAGAAGTATATCACAGAGGGCAACCTGGATGAGAAGGCGTTGGAGCAGCTAGGCGAACCTGTCAGGTTTGAGGACTTGACTGACGCCCTGAAGAAGGGACCATCGGCCAAGGATTATCACCTCAACCAGATAAAGGCGCTGGCCCTATTCAAGGAGCTTGACCAGGTCGGTACCCAGATGATGACTGCACAGAGCACGATCAACCAGGACGTGAATGGCGCTGGGCCTAACCTGCTTACGACGCTGGGTAAGGACTACACGCGCTCGAAGGTAGAGTTGCCTATAGCGTCTGCGCCGGACAGGTTGGCTATCCTCAACGGTACCAACTTATATGAGCGCAAAGGCAAGCCTACAGAGCAGGGCATGTTGTACGACACCATACACAAGGCTGCCTACGGTATCGCCGGCACCTTCTTCCCTTACCGAGAGATGAAGCCAGTATTCGACTTCATCATGGAGCACACCAACCGGGACGACCTCTCGGTAGATATGCAACGCAATGTGTTCGATGCTACAAAGAGCTACCTGTTCTCTCACCCCAAGCTAGGCTTGTGGGAAGACCCAACGGCTACGCGAGCAAGGTTGCTCTACGGTGAACAGTCCCTGGCCAAGCGTGTGCTGGAGGCCAAGAACACTTGGGGTAAAGAAGACCTATTCCTGCAACGGCTGCAGCCAGACATCGATCCTGATGGACTGCGGCCTGACTATATCAAGTACCAGGCAGCCAAGATCACCCGGCTGGACCAAGACTCTAACACACGGGCATGGGTAGACCTATTGACCAGCGATGATCCCGTCAAGCAACAGCTGGGACATGATCTCATACGGTACAGTTACCTCACTGGGGGCGTACAGGATGCACAGAACTTCATCAAGTTCGTGCCCTATAGCTTCCTGATCGGTACCGACTTCGGGCACAAGCTGCGGGAGCTGACGGGAGACATCAACAAGCTGGTATCTACCGATGAGTTCCGCACACAGATATTCCAGCATCGACCATCGATGGCCAAGCAATTGTCAGAGGATTTTCACGAGACAGGGTCAACCTTTGAGAAGTTCCCTGAGCGCTTCACGCTGCCCCCCATCGACTTTGAAGCTGGCGGCAAGACGGGACCGGCCAAGGACCTGATAGTACGGGCTACGGATACCGATGGCAAAAGGCGCCTGATGTATCCTGACTTCCTGTCTCATTATGCGAAAGACACAGGCCAGTGGATACTCTACAAGAAAGCCAGCCTACAGGATGGTACCGAAGGATACGTGCGGATCGACACGCTGGGAGACAGCAGCATGGATGAGTATAGCTTCAACGGGAATGGGCTGGCGCAGCGGTCGCTGATACCTAGTAACCGGTCATTCGCCTACGATAACATTGAACCCGCCAACCGCATGCTGAACAGCGCTATCACCCACATGCATGGGGAGGAAGTGCTGGAGGATGTGGCACTACCGAGGGAAGGTGGGGAGAAGGAGATGGCAGACATGCTCACGCGATTGTCTGTTGATCCATCGGTACCGGAGCACAACCGGGTGCTGTCCTCCTGGTTGGCGACAATGGGTGGGCAGGGTACCGCCATGCTGGAGGCATTGGCTGACATCCGTAAAGAAGACATGGGCGAGCTGCCTAAGCTGGAATACAAAGTGGTATCACAGGATATGATCTCGGCTGTATCCGGATCACCTTGGAGTGCGGCGATGATGGACAGCCTGAAGAACAAGCTCTACCTCAACGAGATGCACCTGGACAACAAAGCTGAGCTGGCCATGTTCACCAACCATGAGCTGATCCATTACCACACGGCCGTGTTGACAAAGCTGTTCGATAAGCGGGACACAAAAACCGGCGGAGCTATCTGGGAGCGTATCGCTGCCCGGCATCCGGAGATGGAAAAGGCCATGAAGGACTTGGAGGAGGTACGTAAGCAGGCCGCTGCTGCGGTGAAGGAAGACATGCTGAAGCGGGGCCGGTCTTATGAGCAGGAACAGGCCAAGGTACGTGGTGGGCAGATCAAGGACAACTGGCACAAGTGGATATACGCTACAGACAACAATACAGAGTTCATAGCGCATGCACTCTCAGACCTGGACTTCATGCGCTGGCTGAACAAGAAGGATTACAAAGGAGAGCCAAAAGGATTCCTGGCACGGATTGTAGATGCGGTGAAACGGATTATGACGGGTATTGCTGATGCGCTGGGTACCGACATACGCAAGAACTCCTTGCTGGAGAATGCCGTACAGCAGAGCATGAACCTGATGGTGCATGCCCGGGCTGAGTCGGTACCGGATCGGGAGAGCATGGCTTCCCCTAACAATATCGAGCCCTGGCTGAATTGGCGTAGCAGTGCAGTGGCCAACCCCACACTGACGGCCATGGACCGGCTCGCAGGCAAGCTACAAGAGCAACATGATGAGCTGGTGAATTCCCTTACTGGCCGGCTGGATCGCAAGGCATATTCAGAGAAGCGCACCCAGCTGGACCAAATAGAGGATGACATCGACAACCTACGGAAGAACCAGTCCTTCCAGGTAGCGGCAGAGATCGGTAACCGGCATCTGGACTGGGTAGCGGAAACACTCAAGCAGGAGCGTCCTACGCCCGCCCAGATCATGACCGCCAACCGTATATTAGAGGTATGGGGCAACCTGATCCCCTTGGTATATGGCGAAGGGGAGGGTGTAGAGGCGCCTGATCCGGCCTTTGCGCAGCTGGCGGCCAAGGCCCAGGACATGGATTTCAAGATGTTACGCAAGGCAGAGAAGGCCCTGGTGGACCTGAGCGACGGTACTATCACGATGCGGGATTACTCTCCCACACAGCTGAAGGACATCTCCAAAGACCAGGCCCTGCTACGGGACGTAGTATCTGCTGCCGGGGCCAAGGTTACCCAGTACATCGGTACCCACATGCAACAGACGGCCCGTCACGCCATGGATGACATCACCCGGCTGGTGAAAGAGACCCGGACTATTGAAGACTCACTCAAAGAGACTGTGGGCGACCTGCCTTCCTTCTACAACAAATTCTTCCAGGAGGGAGGTGAAGGCACCTGGGGACTTGTCCAGCGGTTCTCCCAGCGGTGGTATGACTTCCGGCGCAGTGAGCGGGACAAACGGGTAGGAGCGATCAAGAAGATCGATGCGGGCCCTGGCGATCCCGCCCAGAAGGCCCAGATGAAGGGGCAGGTATGGGACAACTACTGGCGTACCATTGACAAGCATGCCATATTTGCAGATACTCGCAAGCTATTTGACCGGGATACTGGGGAGTTGAAGGACGACACAGAAGCCAAGGCACACATAGCCGAGCTGGAAAAGCATACAGATAAGGCCACGGCTGAAGAAGTGGTGAAGGAGGCACAGGCCCGGTATCGGCAGTATCTGGATCACAAGGAGCCCTACTTCGACCAGCTGGATGCTGAGCAAGCAGCAGGTACAAAGACGGTAGAAGAGGTGCGTAAAGCCAAGGATGACTTCGTCAACCGTTGGTCCCCCAACACCTTCTTCGCCAATCGGGGTAGCAAGTTCGGACATCATGGTGGCTCAGATTATTACGCCAAGATGGCACCACGCAAGGCTACCAAGGAGTTCTACGATGAGAAATATGCAGCTATACAAGAGGATGAGACCTCTCTGAAGTTCTACAGCTGGCTAACTAGCAAGATGGAGCAGTTGAAAGAGGCGTTGCCGGTTAAAGTCAATGATGACTACCTGGGAGCCAATTTCTTCCCTGTTGTCCGCAAGAGCCTGGTGACAGACATGCTCGACATACCAGAGTACATCCGTACGATGGGCGAACGCATGATGCGTGACCTGGGTGCCACGCCTTGGGAGGAAGCCATGAACGCCTCTACCTTCCGGCAGATACCTATCGACTACGTAGACCGGGATGTAAAGAAGACGCCCATTGATACCCGGAGCAGGGACATCCCCCGGGTGCTGGAAGTGTTCGGGATGATGGCCCTGCATTACAAACACTTCTCTGATGCCAAGGATGGTATTGAGATGGGCGAGACGATCTTGCAGAAGCTGGACCAGGCACGAGCCAACGGTACCACGCAGATGACGGTGGGCAATAAGATCGTCAGCGTGCAGGATGGACTTAAGAATACCCTGGACGCCGTCAGGTACATGAAGGACTACCTCATGTACAAGAAAGCCCGGCAGCTGGAAGGCAAGAGCGACATGATGCTCTACTCTGCCAATCCGGCCAAGCAGATCAAGGCCAGCAATGAGGTACGCAAGTTGTTGGAGAAGCGTGACAAGCTGGAACGGCAGATAGCTGATGGGGAAATAGACCCAGAGGAAGGCATGAAGCAGCTGGGAGAGATCAATACCAGCTTGAAGGAATATGAGGGCTTGCGGCTATATGGCTCGAAACTGGGAGACAAACTCATCACGATCAACCAGTTGAAGACGCTCTCCTATAATCCCTTCTCCGGCCTGGCCAACATGAGCTTCGGTGTGATCTCCGCAGGCATACACGCCAATGGTGGCAGGGACTACGGGTGGAGGGAACTGGGTGCTTCCCTGAAGCTGATGATGAGTTCCACCGCCAAATGGGCGACCTTGGGCACCCGGGAGTCTGGCACGGCTGAGAAAATCCTGGCTATCATGGACCGGGCAGGGGTGATCGGCGACGTAGTGGATAGCCGGTACGGTAAGATTGACATACGTGACCGGAAGGCAGCCTGGCGCCATGCTGTCAATCCTTACAACTGGATGCGCAGCGGTGACTACTTCATGAAGGGCCTCACTACGGTAGCCATGCTGCTACATGACAAGGTAGAGGTCACCGAGAATGGGGAGAAGAAGACCATCTCCTTATGGGATGCCCTGGACGGAGAAGGCAAATGGGATAGCAAACGCTTCGGGGAACGCAAGGACTGGTACAGCCAGGACGTGAAAGAACAGACCTCCTGGGATAAGTTCCGCAACAAGGCTGTAAGGGTCAACATGATCATACATGGTAACCAGGACAAGACCTCACCTAAGCTGGCCAATAAATACATCCTGGGCCGGCTTATCGGGCAGTTCCGTATGAGCTGGCTGCCAGAGGGTTGGTATAGCCGGTTCCAGAAGGAGCACTTCGACATTCAGCTGAACCGCGAGGTCAAGGGTCGGTACCGCACCATCTCCCAGCTGGGCTTCGGCGGCTACGCGCTGGTGACACTCAAGCAGTTGTACAGTCTCGTTGGCAAGGTAGACCCTTATACAGGCCGTACCCGGCTGGATGGCAAGGCCCTCACGGAGACGGATATTGAGAATATGCGCCGTAACTTTGCCGAACTGGGGTTCATTGCCGGCACCCTGGGCCTGGTAGTCGCCACCCGGGCGATGGCCTCAGAGACAGACGATGAGAAGACCAAGGCCCGGTACCGGCTGCTGATGAACATGCTGATCCGCAACAAGCAGGACCTGGAGTTCTACGCTTCCCCGGACGTGTTCAATACCATCACTCGTAGCGTGATCCCAGCGTCCAAAGTGCTAGTAGACTACGGTAAAGCCCTACAGGCCACAGGAAAGATCATGTTCAACGATGACTATCAATGGCAGCAATGGCTACTCGCCATGACACGGGCAGGTATCCCGATACCACAAGCCACGCTCGTAAATAAGACCAAGTACATGATGGAAAAAGACCTCGACGACAGCCCGTACTAGGTATACCTTCATAGTAACCACTACCCCGTTGTAACCACCATGGGGTAGTGGTACATTGCAGCATGGCACTGCAACCTAAGATACGTATTACAGCGGCGCAGCCTACCGGCGTACTGGCTGTGGATGATACAGGCAACTATGATGCCCAAGCCAACCCCGGTGGTTGGGGGGCACCTAATCCAGCGAAGGCAGCTGTAGTGCAGATACTACTCAGCCAGGCAAACCTGGGTACAGCTGTACTACCAGGTGCGGTTCCTCTACCGGTACCGGAGCAGGCCAACTATCTCACAGGAGGTGGTACCGTATTAATCCCTCTTACTTCCCTACAGAAAGACAGCGTATACCAAATCAGGGCCCTCATAGGGTTCACCTGCCCCGGTACCATCACGTCGGTCGCTGGTGCCTTGACCTTCTCTATGGTCAATGCTGATAGCATTTTCGCCGACGCGGTAGGATTCACCATCGACTCACTCAGCAATACTACCTTCTATGCCGTCGATAGGACTAAGCCACTTACCGGCACTGGTGGAGCCGTCACAACTGCTCTCCCAAATGCGGCTGCTCTCGCCGTCACTTACTACTTCGAGGCAGACGGATATGGCCTCGTGTTTCAACAAGGACAAGCCTGTCTGCTCAGAGACATCGCCAAATACGCAGACACCTGCGAGTGCTGCGAAGGAGAGGACTTCGATGCCCTGATGACGCGCTTCGCTCAGGAGATGTCTATGTTCGACAGGTTTGCCTTACAGGATTATGCCGGGGCTAACGACTTGGCGATCAAGCTACAGTGTGATTGCTTGCTCACAGGGAAGTGTAGCACGTTTGTGCCGCAGCCGGCCCCTACTAACCTCATTGTGAAGCCAGTCATTACTGTGCAGCCAAGTAACACCACACTTAGCGGAGGATCGAACGCCACTTTCACCGTACAAGCAGAGGGTACCGGACCACTTTATTATCAGTGGAGAAAGAACGGGATAGACATACCTGGAGAGACAGGACAAACACTTCTGCTGCTAAATATACAGCCGCTGGATGCTGCACAATACTCTGTGATTGTGTGGAATCAGTACGGCTATGACATTTCTTCATCGGCAACGCTAACCATTGGCGGCGCCTTAACACCTGTATCAATCACTGTGCAACCAGTAGCAGTATCTACCACGATTGGGGCAGCTGCGTCCTTTTCTGTTACCGCAACAGGGGACGGCCCTATCACTTACCAATGGCGCAAGAACGGTACCAATATACCGGGAGCCACGGCCAATGTGTACAACATTCCGAATGTGCAGGCAGGTGATATAGGCTTGTATGATTGCGTAGTCTCTGGTCCTATCAACTCCGTGATCAGCAACGCGGTAGCTTTATCAGTAGGCGTGGTAGCCAGGTGGGGATTCGCTGACACGCAGCCGGTAGACATCAATGATGTGAACAACCTGCAGCACTCAGGCAACTTCACCAGCGGAGGAACGATCACGGCAAGTTACGTAGACAATAACGCACCGAAGTTCCTGACCATGGCTGAGCCCAGCACGGAACCGCCGAAGACCTACTGGTTTGGTGCAGCTGACAATCAAGGACCTATAGGGGACCCGAATACGAACTTGTTCATAGTCGTGGGCATCATAGGGGCATGGCGTGTATACACTACAGCTTACAAGACGCAGCAAACACTTACTCCCATACAATTTAAAGTGACACCATGAGTCAAATCAACGTAGGCTACGACAATTATTCAGCACAAGCCATTGATAGGTCTTATGGCGACCTCTTCCAAGGGAGCACAATACCCTACAATAGCGTGGCTGAGGCGAATCTGGCTGTGAATCCTGCATACCGGCATAGAGGAAAAACTGTGCTCATTAATGATGCAGGCTTCCCACGAGAGTACTGGTGGCGGATCAATACACAGGATGTCTCCTTGGTACCGAAGGTGACGCAGGAACAGATCATTGACTTCGTGGTAGGCGACGGACAGGCAACAACACCAGTAGCCGGTACCAACGTGTTTCCCAACCCGGCATCAGGGTTCCAGGGCCTGAAGAACTGCGTCATTACGGAGTTCTCTGTAGAAGGTGCTAGTCGTCCTCCTTTCGTGAGAGCTTTACTCGCCTACTTCACCTATGATAGCAATGGTGGCACGATCACAACCAATAACGAGAACTTCTCCGGAGCCACCTGGTACCGGATCAAATTCAGACAATTATGAGAACACTACGCATACTCCTACTAAGCCTGTTGCCTTTCCTGGTGAGAGGACAATCGAATATCGTATACCTGCCAGGTAGTACACCCGATAATACTGTAGTGGCACGCAATAACTTATACACCAACGGTACCAGCAACCTGGGTGGTGTCGTGGATACCGTAGGAAGCGTAGTGGGCTTACCCATCGGAGCTGTACGTGTACGTCCGCAGGATAGCCTGGTATACGTATTCAACGGCCGCTTGACAGGAAAGAAGTGGTCTTTGATCGGCACCGCAGGCACAGCTGGTGTATCCTCTTTGAATGTGAATGGGGGTGGCCCGCAGACAGGTGCTGTAAGTATCACTATACCAACCAATACTAATCAGCTCACCAATGGTGCCAATTTCATCACAGCAGCAGGAGCCCCTGTACAGAGTGTGAATGGCACGACAGGTGCAGTGGTAATAGACGGCAGCGAGACTAAGGTCACTGGAGATAATACGTACATACAGGTGGCAGGCTCTGGTACCGTATCTACACCCTATCAGGCAAAGTGGCTGTTCCATGCGCTTAATGCCGATAGCATAGGACACAAGTTTGTAGACATGACAGGCATCACGGACACTTATGTGTTGGCCTATCAATTGGCTGGTAACAAGCTCGTGTGGGTAGCGCAAACGGGCGGTGGTGGGGGTGGTATCTCAACACTGAATGGGCTAACAGCAAGCACACAAACCTTTGCTACGGGTACATCCGGTACCGACTTCAATATTAGCTCGTCAGGATCAGTGCATACGTTCAACTTTCCCAACTCAAGTTCGTCAACAAGAGGACTACTGGCGGCAGCTGATTTCATCACGTTTGCAGCCAAGCAATCACAGCTCAACGGTACAGGGTTAGTACGTATGACAGGTACCACTGTCAGCTACGATAATAGCGCATTTCTCACGGCCAATCAGACGATCAACCTTAGCCCTAACGCAGGAGGGGACGTCACAGGTGCTGCATCCGGTACCACGTCGTTGACGCCCACCTTTACGATAGGTGCTAATAAAGTCACATATGCCAAATTCCAGCAGGCAAGCGCAGGGTCCGTTCTGTTAGGCGCACAGACTGCAGGCAATTACCAGGAAATCACACTAGGTAGCGGATTGACTATGTCGGCAGGAGTATTAACCGCTACAGGGAGTGGTTTTGCTGATCCGCTCACCACCAACGGCGATATCATAGCACGTATAAGCGGATCGACTACCAGATTAGGACAGGGGTCTAATGGGCAATTTTTAGGAATCCAGTCTGGACTACTAGGGTATTATACTCCGAATGTATTATATACATTCAACGTTAAGGATTATGGAGCAGTTGGGGATGGCGTCACAAATGACCTAGCAGCTATAAATAGTTGTTTTGCGGCAGCAATGGCATATCCACTACAAGCGACCATTGTTTTTCCAGGAGGAACCTATCTTATAAATGGAGCTATTACTAATGTAACAAGAGCAGTTTTAATACAAGGTATAAATGCTACCATAATAGCAAGCGGAGGTACAACATATAACGTGTTTAACATTGCAAATGATTCAGTTAGATTATATGGCATGAAGATGGTTGGAAGTGCGACTGCCCAAACTGGATGCAATATAAATGGTTTCAAATACTTTGATATACAGGACTGCGAATTCACTGGACTATCAAGGGGGTTAAGATTCGCAAACACATCAAGCGCCTTTAATGCTGGTAATGTCAACTTGTGTAATTTTTACTCAAACTTAATAGGTCTATTCAGCGATACCCTTGGAGAGTATGTTACTGTGTCAAACTGCCTATTGAAGAGCAACACTGTTGCTATACAGGATGATGGTGGAAATAACATTTACGCAAGCGACAATGTAAACAGTAATACCACAGCATTTAAGTTTACCGGTGGCAGCAACAACTCTCATGGGATAATCGCTAACCCAAACGGCAACCACAATGGAGCATCTTTTGATGTTTCTGGGGCTAGTTTTGGTGAGACAATAATAGGTGGACATTTTTATGAGGGTACAATGACATTCACAAATAGCAGTAATTGGAGATTCACGGGCGGATGCATTATCAGCCCATCCACTCTAACTATTACCAATTGTGCCAATATGGATTTTTCTCAAGCCAGTGTTTTTTCTACATATGGCACTACTAGAAATTTTTCAGGGAATTTAAACAAGCCAAGATTTAATGAAAATTTTGGGGATATCGCAAGCTCTATAACTACACCCAATGGGTCAGTTACTCCCCTTGTAGATTCCATTGGCGGATATGGTTATAGGTCTGTCATGACATCTGACACACTTGATCTTGGTATAGCTAGGTGGCAATACAGAAGTTTATCAACAGATGACACTATTAAGAGTATCATTCACCCAACCATAGGCCGTACATATAGAGTAGAGATAATCCCTAACGGGCACAACTTTGTGATGCTGGATAATACAAAGATATCAGGAACGTACAACAGTAGTGCTGCTATAAATATATACTACCTAGAATGTATAGATGACGGTGCTGATCCAAGGTTTCTGGTGAGCGTATCACAGCCGGGTGTACTAACATCACGACCGACGGCTGGCGTAGGTTGGGGCCGAATAACCGGTACCGGGAGTGCTTCAGGTAATAATCTTACCAAATCTGGTCCAGACGGAACAGCCTTTACAGTATGGGCAGTTCCTGATAAAGTGCTAGGTGGAGGAGATGGCTATTATGTGGCACAGGCAGCCAGCACTAATGCTAATATAATATGGGGGCTCTCCACAAACCCTGTACAAAATAGTTATAACTCCATAAATTATGCAATATACTTCTTTAGTACCAGTGGAGCGGCGAACAACGTCAATATAGCAGAATCTGGAACTATTATCTCTTCTGGGCTTGGAGGAACAAATTGGTCCACCAATGACTCCTTTCGTATAAAAGTGACGGGCACGACAGTAACTTACGAAAAGTACAGTGCTGGTACGTGGAATGTGTTCTTTACCTCAACGCACGCTGTTCCTTCTTATCCCCTAATACCACAAGTAGCTATAAGGGCACTTACAACCTTTACAAATCCAAGATTATATGGAGCACAAGTAACAAATAATCTGCAATCTTACTTTGCTGTACCTTATCCAAGTAACCTAAATGCCACACAGCCAGGTGGTGGTATAACATCAGTTGGCACATTCTCGGGAAGTTCGCAAGTAAACGGAGCTAGTATCTCAGGAAGTAGTATAATCTTTGGACCTGCTGATGGAACTAATCCAGGGATGATAAAGGCAAGTGGAACGCAAACGTTGGGCGCAACGATTACTATGCCGGCTCCAAAATTTACGGGATTGACGAGTGCGGGGGTTAATGATAGCGTATTGATGTGGAATCCTTCCACCAACCAAGTAGAGATGAAAAGTTCGTCCTTGAACTTGTTTGCAGAAAACGGAGCTACGTGGACAGGCGGCAATACGCTTACTGCGTTTAGTGGAGCTTTTAATCAGAACTCCACTGTATCGGGAGCTGGTTTCAGCCTTGCCATAGGTACCAGTGGTAGTAAGTTATCAGCCTTCACTATAGCATCTACAGCTGGTGTGTATGTACAATCAGATAGCGGATTTGCGGTACAACCCACAGCTGGTGGCTATAAATTCAGCTTTCAAGTCAAGGGCAGCCCTAATTTGTTGGGAATAGGTTCGTCCTTGTTCTCGGCTAAAGCTATTTATGTGGACACACTCAATAATATAGCTATAGGCACCTTAGCCGGGTCACCAGCTAGTGGCCAGTTTGGTGCAGGTAGAAGCGTGAACCTGGCAGGTGTAATATTAACTGGTACCATGGCAGAACAGTATGCAACGTTTACATCTAACGTGTTCTTGACTGTAAATAGTGCACGACATATTTATATAGATGCAACCAGCGGCTCTGTAACAGTGACGTTACCAGCTGTGTCTGCATGCGTGTCCAACTCAACAGGTGTATTGTTTTATGTAAAGCGGATAGACAACAGCGGCAACACCGTAACAATAGCCACAACGGGATCGGACGTGATAGACAACGCTGCCACAACCACACTAGCTTCCATGGCATCTAAACAATTTCAGGCGGTAGGAACAACTACCTGGTGGATCAACTAGCAACAAACTACCAACATGATAAAATATCTAGCAGCAGCAATCTTACTACTACACACCGTGATCAGCAACGGGCAACAGACAGCTCAGCTGAATTTTGTACACAAAAGTGGAGATACAATTGGCCGGTGGGTGGTCAAGGATTTACCCACATCCTTGTTCGTCTATAGTGTTCCGCAAGGACAAATGCTCACATTTTATCCGCCAGCTTATAAACAAGGCAAGACCTGTGGATTGATCGTATTCAATCCTGGTGATGGCGAGAATACGAGTCTGGACATTACACAAGTTCTATACAACAGCCTGGCCAAGAAGATACAGGCCGGCTGGACTCCTTACTCAATACTGCCGAATAAAGACACGTTGTTTTGGGTAGTAACTGTGTTACACAGTAATGCAGGATCGGCTTATCGTACACAGCAAGCACAGATATTACCATGGATACTAGACAAGTCAGGTATCAGGTATGATCCAAAGCGCGTATGGATCAGTGGTTTGTCTGGTGGAGGCTCTGCCACATGGGCCTCAATAATGATTGATACTACGCTTGCAAAGCGGATAACTGGTATCATCCCCATGGCGAACGGGGGATACGATCTCCAGCTGTCGATACTGATGAACAACCTGGTGACGGCCTGCAAGAATGGGCTGTACTTCTTCCCCTTCATCGGTACCCAAGACCCGGGCTACAACGCTACTGGATTCTTTGCGTACGATGCTGTTCTGAAGACCTGGTGTTTACCTGATTGTTATCACCCGCATATAATCATCAATGGCAAGCATGACGCTTCCGTCTGGGACGTACCATGGAACACACAGTCTGTCATGGATAGCCTGGGTATCATCGGGTATGTGACTCCTTCGGTACCGACAGACATCCCTGTGCATGCCAAAATACTACAGGATTCCACGCAAATCAATTACCCTAATACAGCTGTGTATCTGTACGATAGTAGCTCATCTGGTAGTGGAAGACTGTTGAATACGCAATGGTTTATAGCCGCATCTCCTACAGGTTTGGCTCCACTGCTGTACCACATGCCCAGTGGCGCCTTATGGGCAAGCAGGCTCATACCCGGTATCACGAAGATAGGACTGCGTGCATTTGATAGTGCGACCAACTTCGTAGACACTGCTTATGCGTACATCAAAGTGAATGGTCCGGTACCGATCCCCTGCCCCCTCTGTCCGCCACTCAGAAAATGCATTGGTTTTACGTTAGACGCTATAACGGGAAAGTTCCTGTTCACATATGATGACGGCAACCCATAATCACATGAAAAGGATAGTACTCATACTGTTGTTGTTTGTCTCTACGCTCAGCCGCGGGACAAAGATTTACATGAATGCTGCCGGCAGTGACGCGGCTGCCGGTACCTCGCCTGCCACAGCCTGGCAGACGCTGAGCAAACTGAATAGCCAGTTCCTTACATCTAGTGATACTGTGTTCTTCAACAGAGGAGATGCCTTCTTCGGTAGATTGAACCTTACGCGATCTGGTACCGCAGGAAGCCCGGTGGTATATACCACATACGGTACCGGTGCCGATCCCATCATTACGGGCTACATCACGCTCTCTACCTGGACAAACAACGGGGGTAACGTCTATGCATCTGCCGCTCCTGGTATCAAAGGCTATGCACATAACCTGATCATGGATGGGGCATTTCAGTACATAGCGCAAAATCCCAATACCGGGTTCATCGCCTTCACCCCGGTGTCTACCACCTCCATTACGACCAGCGAAAGCAGCCCACCCAACCATATCGGAGACAGCGTGGTTGTAAAGTCCAGCCGATATACGCTCGATCACGCCCTCATCACAGGACAGACCGGCTCTACCTATACGATCAGCGCAGTGACTTATTCGGGGGTAGGTGGTGTAGGATTCAAGTACTATAATAGTTCGAAGTGGATGGACGTGTTAGGGGAATGGGTAGTAAACACTACACAGGATAGTGTGTACGTGTATTTCCCCTCTGGACCCAGCGGGCATACGGTACAGGTATCCACCGTAGACACGCTAGTATATGCCAGCGGATCATACATACACGTGATCAATCTGCATTTTACCGGGGGTAACATGTATAATCTGCTGAACCCGTTTGGATCGGGCAATGTTGTACTAGATAGTTGCCTAATCGACTACGCCTATACAGGGTGTGACCTACGGGCGCAACGCGATACCATCAGGAACTCAATGGTGTACAATTGCCTGAACAACGGGGTCATGGCTCCCACGAACAACATCACTAAATACTCGGCGCTTGTCAATAACCAGTTCAAGAACATAGGACTATTGGCTGGAATGGGAAAGACAGGTACAGGCAATTATGAGGGGATCAATCTGCCAGCTGACGATTTCTACTGTTACCTCAATGACATGGATAGCGTTGGATATAATGGACTGTTCACTTCATTCGATTCGGTATATGTGGTAAAGAACAAGATCAACCACCACTGTCTCACGCTCTCGGATGGAGGAGGTATTTATATCTGGGAACAGAATACGACAGCTTTCACACATCCTCGCGTAGTAGACAGTAACCTAGTAATGAACGGCTACGGGAACAATGATGGAGCAACCATTACAGTAGGCACTATGGCTAATGGCATCTACACAGACGGCAAATCCAACCTAGTAGTCATAACGAACAATACGCTCATCGGCAATTCCGGACCAGGGTTATATAACCATGGTACCAACATGACCTACAAGTATAACAGAGTGTATGATAACGGCCTTGCTGCTATGCTACAATCGGAATTCTCAGGACAACCTATAACAGGAATCGTGGCTAAGTACAACCAGCTCGTCTCTCCGGACACCAGCAAAGCGGTCATATTCTTCTTCTCCCCCAGCAATGACCTGGCGAGCTTCGCCAGCGACATAGACAGCAACTACTACGGTACTACCAATGCCGTTGTCCCTTTCAAAACGCAAGCAAACGGGGGTGCTGTTGTATCCCAGACGTTATCAGCTCTCCGAACGCTGCTCAGCATTGACGCACATTCCACGTACCTGACAGGGACGTTGTCTAATAACGTGAATACAGGACAGACGTACACAAACAGGTTCCTGAGTGGTAAGTACAAAGGACTGGACGGCGTAGTTTACAACCAGCTGTTACAGCTGGAAGGCTATAGTAGTCTACCGACGTTCCTGCTGGATGTCGGTACCGTAACCACAACAACTGGTGTCAGGTTCATAGTTCATTGACCAAATGAGGTTTTAGCGCAACTTACGACCAGGTGTAAATCGCAGGGTCGCCCGCTAAATGCTTATACAATACATATACGGACCTGGTTTCTACCGGGTCCTTTTTTGAATCAGTAGAAACCATTATATTTACAACAAACAAACACTACCATGGCAACGACAACCACCTCAAAACAATTTTCTATCAATGTCAACGACTTCCTGAAGGGCCTGATCGTTGCCGTTGTGTCACCTGTATTCACTGTATTGATCGACTCCCTTAACCAGGGTACACTCAACTTCAACTGGAAGGCGATAGGCATCACAGCGTTATCTGCTTTGTTGGCTTACCTGACCAAGAACTTCTTTTCGCCAACAACCACCGTGATCACTAACAACCCCCCTCCCACCAAATGACTGATTTGGATATCGACCAGGCAATGGCCACCGGACGAGCCAAGCTGAATGCAGAGGCGTATTCCCGGTACTTGAAGAAAACCTTCGGACTCAACGAGTACTGTCAAGGATTCAAGCTGGGTTGCCTCATGCTATTCTCTTATGCCACCGGCGCCTGGGACAATCGACCCGGAGCCACGAACCCTTATCTTGTGACGGACCTTAATTCCCTTACAAAGAAGCTGCATGAGCTATGATCCTATTGTTCTCTATCCCGACCGCCCTTGTAACGATTGCGCAACAACTCGGTCCTGGGCTACTAACCCTATTGGGCCTTGCCTATAAGAGCTACCTGAACAAACGAAAGACCCCTGATCTGACACGCACTATGGACAGAGCTAACCGTGTAAAAGGTATCCTGGACCAAATCAAAGAGGAACTGAGTGCCATCCGGTGTTGTGAATGGGCAGTATCGAATGGAGATATTACCTTGTCGGGATACCATCTACAGAAGCTGTCCATACTCACAGAAGTATGCGCAGAGGGTACCGAATCCATACAGCCCCTGTTCCAGCTGGTGCCGATCAGCCAGTTCAAACGTACCATTGAGCAGTTGAAAGCTGAGCCAGTAGTGGTAAGTCTCGAAAGCAAGATTCAGGATGACCTGGCTGCCCTCAACCTCAACTACCAAATGGTTACCCTGGTAGAGATACGTATCCATGGAGAATTCAGCAAGTGGACCGGCATCTTGTCCGTGAGCTGGGATACCGAGCGGAATGTCACCGCACAGGAGATTGCCTTCTTAAAGATGCAGGCTGCCCGGATAGGCGCCATTAAGAACTGACCGTAAAACCAACAGCAATGACAGACATTAATAACCTGGACCGTGCCGTGGGCCGGCCCAACTGGACACTCATCATCTCTCTAGGGGTCGCGGCCCTGGGTATCATCTTTGGCATACAACAGTGCCGTAATAACTCAATCACACAGGGTGACCTGGAAGCTCGCGCTGACAGTGTAGCATACTGGAAGGACCAGGCTGGTACCGAGCATGCTAAGGTGGGCCAGCTGGTCACCTCTCAGGCGTTTGTTCAACAACAACTGGATAGCCTGAAGAAGATTCCCGGGGCCAAGGTGGTAGCTACCACCACTATTGTACAGAAGGGGCAAGAGGTATTAAAGCCTATAGAGGGTGGTTTACCGCCGGGTATGGCCTGGGTAAAGGTGGGCGAGAATTTATGGGTACTAAAGGACACCGCACATGCGTTGGTACCGGATACAGCTACTTACCTACTCACGGCCCGCGATACGTTGGACTGGCTACAACATACAGTACGTACTTATTCGTCGAAATGGGATACAGTCAAGGTCACCTTTGACAGCGCTACTCTCGTTGTAAATGACAAACTTCACGTCTCCGAATATCGTGTGAAGGAAGGGGGACTGTTCAACCGCAAGGTGGTGCCATATGTAGATGTGTATCACGAGAATCCAATGCTGAAGACAGGCGACGTAAAAGCCTGGCGGGTGTCTACTCCTGTAAAGCACTGGGTTATAGGACCTGCCGCCAACTTCTACCCCAAGTGGAATAACGGCATCAAATTTGGAGCATCCTTTGGTATATCCGTGGTCTATGCAGGCATAACATTCTAAATATGCAAACATTAGCAGCGATCCTCAAAGAGGGCTTTAAAGAACTGGATAAGGAACTACGGTACCTCACCACGAGTAGAGCCTGCGTGTGTGATCGCTGTCCTCACAAGCGTCAGCGTACAGCCGGAGGAAAGCTCTTCGCTTCTCCCATCAATAATCCAGCGAACACCTTCTACTGCCGCATTGCTGGGATACCCCTACTTAACCTGCTGACCGATCCGGAGAAGGAATGCCCTGCTGCGGTACCGCATTGGAAGGCGCTACACCAACTTGCATGAAGCTACCTACACTTACGAGAGATCAGGCTATAGAGTTCCTGGAGAATCATTTCCCGCTTACATACAGCACACAGGGTGTGCTGGTATTTGGCATCCGTGGCTACTTCGATCCCGGTAACAACAAGCGTGGTATCTATGATGATGCTATTGGTTATATCAATGGTGCTGCGTATGGCGTGTTCCCTGCTAACTGTGATCCATCAGTAATGCATCCTGAAATAGCTGTATTACAGCCTGGCGTTTATGATTACCGGTTGGGCCTTCATGGTCTGCACCACCTCAATCCGTTGGATACGGATACAGTTGCTCAGAAGGAAGACAAAGCGCGCAAGCTGAAGATGTTACAGGATACGCATAAAGATATACCTGGATACACAGCTTGCTATTGGGCATTACGGCAAGCAGGAGATGTGACTGTCATACGTGACGGTCATACACAACCATACACGGACACGCCACCCAGGCCACGTATGTGGATCGACATTCACAGAGGTGGGCGTAACACAACGTCATCCGAAGGTTGCCAAACGATTCACCCGGATTACTGGGATGCATTCTACTGGAAAGGTATATATCCTATATTGCGTGGATCAGATGAGCTTGTACGGTATTGCCTGACTGATGCGCCGGTACCGATACAATAGAGTCTCACCGGCTTGTCCAAAAAAAAGCCCACCAGCCGAAGCTAGTGGGCATTGCTTTGTGAGTAGGTGCTGTTATAAATGGATGTATTCCCTGTAATTGCGTTCGGAAGGGATAGGCATCAGCTCCATATCCGCCGGTAGCGGTAGCAGAACCAAGTCCTCCTCCCACGCCTTACGGAGAATTGGGCTCTTATCCAGTGCGTACAACCTGGCATCGGTGATCTGTTCTCCATTGTATTGTGCCTTGTAAGCCAGCCCTGAGTATTCCCGTATCGTATTCTTGGCCTTCTCCGAGAACTTACTAAACTCCCCCTGCTTGAAGCGCAGGAAGTCAGCTTGGTACTTCTTAGGTAACCAATAGAACAATGAGGAATGACCGCGTGGTGTCTCCACTGCATTCATCAGGTAGTTACTCTTCAGGCAGTCCCGGTGACACATGTGTATAGAGATGACCTCTACCTCCAGTATGGTACCGGATAAGTTGACGTAGGACTCAATGAAGTTCCCTTGTCCAAAACTAGGCTTGTTCAGATAGATCAGTGGTAGCAGATACCAGGTGGTAAGATTGCTTCCAAGGACCATATTTACAAACTCACTAGGCATGCGTGTACAGATTTAGTTGCCCCATCCAAGTGCCTTCAACGTGTCGAGCGTCTCGCTATCCTGCTTGATACCTTCCGGTACCGGCCGCAGCTGTAGACGCTCCTCTAATACATCACCGTTCCACCAGGAACAGTCTGTATAGAACATATGACCTGTGTTCATCATGGTGAGCACAGCAAGGTTCTCCTGATAGATGATCCCACCATAGTAGTCTCCGAAGTGCTTGTTGTACATGCTCCTTACCATTTGGTCTGGGAATATGCCCTTCTCCATAGCTTCCTTCAGCTTCTCCTTGGCCTTCTTCTCACCAGCCCCGGGTATACCTGCAACACCATCAGTAGTATCGCCGGCGATCATCTGGAACGCCAGATTGTATTCAGCCTCAGTCAGTGTCACCTCAGCATAGTCTAGCTTCTTGTAATCAAAATGCTTGCCAGCCAGCTGCCGCATGTCCTTGTCAGGAGAGCAGACAGTTATAATCCAGTCCAATTCTGCTAATTTGTGAGCGCTGGTCCACTTCTCGTGTGCTAGTGCGATGATGTCGTCCGCCTCCAGCCCCGGTACCGACACAAAGCCCCACTCCTCCCGCAGACGGTGCTCGATCACTGGCTTCCAAAGCAGGTACCACGGCTCAGGCTCACCCCGCTTGCCTTTGTAAGGCTTGAATTTGGCGACCTGGTGGCGGAAGCATTTCACTTTGTCACCTATGGCCCCGAGGTACATGTCAGCGTTGGTGGCCTGAAGGATGCCAATGATGAACTGATCCACAGCACCATACATCTCTGTTGCTACTTCACCATCGAGTGGTACATGTCCGTGTGCATCGAGAAATTCATCCCCAGCGCTCCTCTCCCTGAACTGCCATGCCAGGATGTAGAATATACTATCTCCGTCGATAAGCGATACATTCATAATAGTGATATTGCTTTGTTGAGTTGACGAATTTGTTTCCAGTTGACTCGGAACTTTGTGGTCGGTCTCATGCCGTCACAGCCCCTATCTTCCCACCCCGGCTCCGCTAGGATATAGCCACGCTTTACCAGCTCCTCTAGCGCTTCTGAGGCATGTGCAACAGCCCTAATAGCAGGCAGTAGTGTTTTCTCTAATACGTGATGGTTGCTACCTACAACCCTCAACACGAAAGCTGCGTGATCACTTGCTAGGAAGCATAGCTCTCCAGCAGCGTGGTTATAGGCATCAAACTTCAGCGTTGGTAATTTCCTGAACATAGTTGTTGTTTTACCGTGAGCCAAGATCAGCAGCTATACCATACTCTTCCAGTAAGTCTTCTAGCTTAGATGTATCCAGAGATACCGCGCGTTCACATAACAGTCTCACATTCCGTACGAACCGTCTACACGCCATTAGTTCCAGATAGTTCTCCAGATCAGTGATAGCATAGCTACCACGATGCAGGAACCGGGTACCGGTTAAAGCCCTTTTTGTCTGTTTGTGGAATATCACTGGGTGAGGTCTGCCGCTTTCCTGGATACGATCCAGTAGCGCCGCGTAGTTCAGTGCGCGGGCATAGTTCTTGGCGGATATGCTGTCATCCATCACCCCACGCCGTGTCTCATCCTCGTTCATGATGTCGATGCCTTCATCATCAAGGTGCTTGCTGCCAACACGTGTGGTGATGGCGTGGGGGTAGAGGTTACGGTCTTTGAGTAGCTGGACCACCTCTCTTTCCCAATCATGGCCGGCAGAACGATTCCGCCGGCCATTGGTTTTCTTCTTGTCGTCTGTCATGCTGTTGTTTTCCGAAAGGTACAACCATTGCTGGTTATATCAAAGCCTTCTTCTCATCCAGCTTGGCATCGAACGTCTCATGGAGTTCGCCAGTGGATTTGATCGCCTCATCCAGCATGGTACGGTATTCAGCATCAGTGAGCTTGCCATACGTGGAGCTATGGTATATGCCTCTGTTGGTACCAGCGAAGCTGGCGTACACATAGTACTGCTTCACCCTCATGGCGCCATCATGCCCTCCGACAACAGCACCAATGTGCATGGGATCAACCAGGACCTGGTGTGTTACGGTGCCATCGTTCTGATAGCCGCGGATGTAATCCTGATTGCCTACATGTAGGCCCTTGACACAGCTGCGGTTGTCATCAGTGTCTACCTGATCCCAGCTATCCAGTGCGTGCACACAACCTACCTTGATGACATGACCTTTCGCGGGGTTGGGCTCATCAACTTTACCGCAAGTAAAGGGATCACCGCTGGCACCCTGCACTGCAGGCTGAAATATGCGATCCTCCACGTGCTCCGGTACCGCATAGGTGATGAGACCTGTGATGTCGTCAATGGTAGGCGCATAGCGGGCTTTCACTTTGGGTTTGCCGTCTGCATCCAGCTCATACTTCCAGTCTACTTCCTTACTGACCTTGTAGCAGCAAAGCAGACCTTCAACAGTGATACCAACCTGTGTGCTGGTAGAACGTTCCTGCGCCACTTCAGGAGACAGGCCCTTCTGCTGCAGCTCAGCCTGGAGCTTGTGGTTGGTGTAGGTAGCATTGATGTACGTGGCAAACCTACGCAGCTTCTCTTCCGTACAGTTGGGGTTGCGCAGGAAGCGGATCATGCATTTCACCAGAGGCAGCACATCAATCTTCTTCTCAACGGATGTGAGGATACGGTCAACAAAAGCCTTGGGCAGCGGTACCGAAGAGATTTTGGTGTCGGTACCAGACGCTGCTGCGTCCTTCAGCTGCAGGTAGAACTTGTTGGTGCTTTTGTTCACGTAGAGGTAAGGACAGGCCGTTTCGACGAGTTCCTTGTAGGATTCCTGCGTCAGGAGCGCAAATTCATCCAGGATGGGCCTCAGCTCCTCCATGGTCTCCACGGCGTTGGCTTTGGTCTCCAGTTCTTTCATGGCATTCCATTTCTCTTCCGAGTAGGATACGCCGAAGGGGGTGCCGTTGTAGGCTCCCACGATGCTGTCGTTAAGACGTCCGATTTGGATCATCATTGTATGGTTTTTGTTGTTGAGAATTAGATACTGACTCCTCCTTTGAACTGCGGGCCATATTGTACATCCGGACCCGAATGCATACCGTCACCTTCCTCATAGTCTGTGGTCTGGTAACCCTCGTCTGGCTCGGGTGGAAAAGCCAACGGCTTTGGTGCACTTGTCAGTGCTGGTCGCTGAAACGGCTGTACACCTTTGCCTGCAAGGTACGATTTTACCTCAGCTTCCAGCTCGCTGCTGATGCTGGCATCTTTGGTCAATACAGTCACTTCATTCAGAAGCACATGGATCGGTGCTGCATACTCCAGCAACTCCATGTACGTGTCGTAGAATGCCGTGTCGATGGCCAGACCGTCGGTAATTTCCTGCTGCGGGGCAAACATCGCCTGCGCAGCCTGTGCGATCAATGCCTCATTACCTTTGGCGTCTCTCACGAGCAGTTGGAATTTCATCACCTTGTCACAGTGGTTGACCAGATCGTCATAGCTGCTGTCACGCAAGCCATAATACCGGTTGTCTTTGGAGTGATCCTTCAACTCACGGTAGTTGGCAGCTACATAGCGCTTCAGGTTGTGATAAGCGGTCCATGCCTTATTGTCGAACAGAGAATAGTTCTCCAGGAACCTTAGCTTCCAGAGCTGCTCGTTGATGACTCTGGCTGTGTTCCATCTTATGAGTGCATTGCTCATGGTAAGTGTTTTGCCTTTTATGTCCAGGAAGAATCGCTGGATGGGTTTGAAATCGAGAAAGAACTTCCGCCGGTCTTGTGCTACCTTGATCAGCTTCACCTTGGTACCGAAGAAGTTGTGCATGCGTATCCATTCCGCTGGTACGGTACCGTATACACTAGGTGGTGTGTACGTTCCTGTTTTGGAACCTGTGGGCGTGATACCCTGATAAGCAGGATGGGTATTTTTCCATGCCGCGTCGGGACCAGTTGCCGGAACTTTTACATACTCTGGCATGATAGCCTCAATATCGAAGTCAGGCGGTGCCAGGTCAGGGTTGTAGCGTGGGTAACCACTTTCATAGTCGTTCTTTTCCCATATCAACCCCTTTAGCGGACGCGTAATAGCAGCTGCCATATGTAACAGCTCGGCCTCAATGATGTCCTTGCCATCCTCATCCTTTCCGATCTTAGCTTCCGTGGCATAATATACTTCTTCCTCATCCCACTTGTCAATATCAGCCACTGGCAACTCCAGCTTCTGCCACTCCCATAGCTTGTTGGAGTACTTCTCCTTGTTGTTGATGTAGCTACTGGTTGCGTTCCGTGGTGTGAAGATAGGTATGACACCCTTCTCACGTTGTAGCTTTTGGCGAGCCTTGCGTGCTTCCTCTGCCTCTTCCGTCTCCTCCACTTCTTCATCCTTGACTTCCTCTGAGGCATCGTAATCTTCCGGTACCTCGATAGATTCGTAGTCTACTAGCCCTTCGGAAGCCAACATCAGGTCGGATATTCTCCTCATCCTCTCACGTAATCCAAACTCCGTGAGCTTATCGTACTTGGCCAATGCCTCCCGCATCAATGGAGTAAGCTCATTGTCTTGTACCGTGATCAACTCCTCGGTACCGTCCTCTTTGATATGCTTCTCCACGCGGGTAAGGAATGGTACCTGGAAACTGATGAAGCCTTCTGGGTATACTTCTTCCAATAGGTACTTGTCCCTTTTGAAAGAGACAGGACCACGTTGAATGACGATAGGCACACCGGGCTCGAACCAGCTGGGTCCTACATTGTACCGCTTGATCCGGTACCGAACCACGCTGCCTTCCCGCTCCTTCTCCAACGTATTCTTTCTAACGTTGAGGCCCATGAATAAGTTGAGGCTATACCTGATCTTGTCATCCTTAGTATAAGCGATCTCCACGTTGGACAGATCAACAATGTTTGCCAACCTGCCAACGACATCCTGTGAGTTGGACCACTTGCCTTTGATGGCGGCACAGTTGCGTATCCACTGCAGGAAGTCCTCCGTCTTCATCTGCTCAGAGATGATATACTCAGCGATGTTGACTACCTTCTTGAAGGAGCCTACCACCGAGTTCCTGGTTACCTCATCCCATACCAAGGACTCCCGGCTGGGATTGACTGTCACGTCTTCTGCTGCCACCTTGATCCCAATGTTGCCCATCTTGTCCTCCAGCTCCAGTTCCTTGAAGTCAATGTTGCCATAATTGACCTTGGAGATCAATATGTGCGGCTTAGAGAACTGCGTGTTATCGGACAATATAATGTGGTCATCCTCATAGAGGATCGTCGCTTTATGCGGTACCACATCAAGGCCCCCGTATTGGTTTCTTATACGGAGCACGACGTTGTCAAAGTACAGTAGCTGACTCTTGACGGCATCGATGTACATCTGCTTGTGATGCTTCAACGGCTCCAGCATGACGGTGGTACCGTTAGGGAGTGCCGTCTCCCGGAAGTATATCTTGGCACCGTTCTGGAACATGTGGATGCCATTCTCCTTCCCCGTGTCTGTGTTCCAGCGGGGGACAATGCTCTGGATGTCATGTGGGTAGATATTGAAGGAGTACTCCCGGCCATTATACCGGGTGGTCATGGTGTAGAACTTCGCAGCAGCCAGGCCGGCCTTTGCTCCTACACCGAACTTGCCTAGCGCGTGCTTGGTGTTCCGCTTGCTAGAATACCCCAGGTTGAAGTATTGTTCCAGCCTACGCCGCCCCATACCGGTACCGAAGTCCTCGATCACTAACCGATCCTTCTTTGTCTCACTGCCATCTTCGTATGTGATGTAGACTTTGTAAGGCTCATAGCCGTACAATTCCGGACGATGGGTATTGTTATACAAACCACCATCAGCCCACAACCAGCTCCTGTCATAATACGTGGGATCAAAATTACTGTCCACATACAGTGGATCATCTCTCCGTATGAAGTAATCCTCCTCTTTTGCCTTGCCCCGTATGATCTCCAGCGCGATCTGCTTCTCGCGAATAGCATCCAGGCCATTGCTGACCAGCTCCCGGATAGCAGACCGTTGCGGATGCATGTACTGATACTTCTGCAGGACATCCAGCATCATGCCCATGGCGGAGGCTTCAATCTCCTTCTGGAACCCCTGGACTTGTTCCTCCTGCTCTGTGTGTATTGCCATGAATGATTGCGTTTTCTATGAAATAATTAACGTCACATTTATACTGTATACCGCCGCCACCTTTAAATACAACCATCGGCTCTCCGCTATGAACTTCCACAGCAATGCGATGTATTTTAGTAGTGACTGTGTACGTCTCACATTCTGTATCTTCGGGTTTGCGGTACCAAGGCAGTTTGATAGAGACAACAGCGCCTAGATATTGCTTCTCCAGGCGCTGCTCTATCTCTTGTCTGGTTAGCTGGTTCACGATGTGGTAACTTTCAGCGCTATCCTGCGAAGCGCCATAGTAAGCACCTCGGCCCGGTTGGTATCCACCTTCACCTCCTCCTTGGTAGTCATGTTATGCGTACGGTGGACTACCGCCTCCACATGCATAATAGCTTGCATCCATTCCTCGTAGGTAGGGTAAGTCGGACGTGGTGCCTGTGTGTTGATAGCCTGCGGAGCATGCTTTCCTACACCATACTCACGTTCGAAACTATCACGTAACTTCTCGGCAAACTCACCTTGTATGCGTGCTACCACAGCAGGGTTGATCTTGTTGAGCTGACGTTTGAACGCAGCCTCCTTGGCCTTCGCAGACCGTTCTTCTTTTGTCATGGCGTGTTTTTTAAGACCCACAAACAGAACCAGATGAGAATCATCCAGGCTATACATTTGAGCCATTTCTCTATGCCGTTAAGCACATCGTCATAAGGCTGTTTCATGGTATGAGTTGTGACAGCAGCTCGCGGGTGGAAGCAGCGCCATACCGTTTGCAATAGTCCGTTGGGTCTTTTTCTCCAGACGCCAATGGTACCTGCAGCAAAGGGTAGGGATACTTCTCGCCTGCATGCTTGCCGTCGTTATCAAATAATGTGTATATTCTCTGGTACTTACTCTCGAAGTACCGCAGGAACTCCTCATGGACCACCGTGTGCTCCCCCATGGGTGCCACTGCGTCGTAGTCAAAGCTACGTAGCAGCATGACATCCTTGAGGCTTTTGGTGATGATGAGGGTATCCGTATGGTACCGCAATTGGCTGAATCCCTCCAGGTCCCGCTCCGGTACCAGATCGTTGCGGAACTTGAAATCCTTCTCCGCCAGGGGGAAGTAGAGCTTGTGGTGTGTCCCGATGCCATAATCATACCCCAGACCTTTCGGTGGGAACTTCGGTACCGACTGCGTGGGATAGGTCCAGTAGCAGCTGATGGGCCGCACCTTGTACATTTCCAGCAGTGCCTGATCGATGTGATACCGTAGCCACCACTTCAGGTCGTAGTCCTTGAGCTTCCTGTAGACGCACCTGATCTCTGTGGGGTCTTTTTGCTGGAGCACTTTTTGCTTGATCTTCCGTGGGTCCTCTGCGATCCTTGGACCCAACGAGAAGTCAGAAGCTATACGGGCTATGGCCTGCCTTTTGCAGGAGTAGCCGTAGATGTACTTGACCAGTGTAAAAATATCCCCACATTCCCCAGTCGCCTGATCTTTCCAGGCAAATTCCCTATTTGGTATACGTTTTGCGTGGAACACACCAAATGAGGGATGTAAATCGACCCGATACGGAGAGGTGTACTTCGTGAAAGGATCGGGATCGTAGCCAAGGTAGTGACAATACAGCGTGTACTCGTCTACACGCTGTATTATTTCCTCCTCACCCAGCAAAAAGTCTTCCATTTGTCATTCTGTTGTTGAGTTAGAGATAGTGCTGTTAGCTGTCAGTGACTATCTCTGCCCAAACGTGAATGCATTCTCGCCTTCTGCCGGCTCTTCACCATCCTTCTTCGGCTTGGCCACAGGCGTACCATCGTTGAGGCCATTATCGATCTCCCACTTGGTGAACTTGACCTTCGACGCCTCTGCAGGAACGTCCATCAGTTCCACCATAGGGCTGTCTACCAGGTACTTGCCTGGCAGGGTAGCAAAATGCTTGTCCTTGCTCTGGCGTATCAGCTTCCAGCGGAGCTTGTAGGCAGGATTGCCGACGAAGGGCCGTACCATGTCCACGAACTGGGTGAAGTAATTCTCGCTGATCTTCCTGAGGGCCTCATCGTTGAGGAACATGGTGCGGTAGTTGGCCCCATCCACACCAGTACCGGCATAGATGTCCCAGCTGATCTTGTCCGACGTAAGATACTGCTCCAGGATTTGCGTCAACTGGTTACGTAGCTTCAGCAGGTCCTCATTGACCGTGTCCAGCAGCTCATCGTCTGTCTTGCCTTCAGCGCGTACACCTTCAGGCTTCTTGACAGGAAACACCAGCAGCCTCACTTCGGTACCGGTATTCTCTACCTTGGCGGTGTTCAGACTGTCAAATATATTGGCCTTCTCTTTGGCCTCATCCAGGTATAATTCCAGGGCACCTTTCTCGCCTATGGCTACCTTGGCCAGCATTACATTTTCGTTGATCCCTACAGAAATAGGCATATGTCGTGTGTTTTATTGTTGTGTGATTCGGTCTAATGGCTATGGTACTCGACTATTCAGGCTCTTTACCGCCTTCTGCCTCTGCATCGGAGGTTGTCTCCAACAGCGTGGCGGGATACAAGGCATACAACCTGGGATATTCACGACGCTGATATGTCGCTGTACCCTTCAGGTCGCCTTTGGTGACAGCCTTGGGTACATGACAGAAGTCCTTGGACAGCGCGAAGGGTTGCGTAGCTTCGGTACCATCCGCTCCCAGGACTACCAGATCGATGAAGCCCTTCTCGTTGGGTTCTACGTCGTACGTCTCCTTGATCATAGGCAACAGGCGATTCTTACCGAACGTGGCCGCTCCCTGATCCAGTACAGATAACTGCGGATCGCCGGCCTTCACGCCTTCCGGTAGCTCAACGCCTTCAGCTTCCGCATAGTAGCCTACGGTACCGAATACATCGATGCGGGGCTTGGCCTTGTCAACTACATTGATGAGGATCAGCGGCTGTGGCGATTTAAAGATGGGAAACTGAGAGGTGGGAAATACGTCGAGGCCGTTGCCTTGGTGGTCAACATCTTTGGGTCGGTATTCCAGATCGAAGTACTCCACCAGCTCCTCGCTAGGGAATATGCTTCCATCCTTCCACACCCGGATCGTTTTGCCGGTAGGGTTCCACTCTTTGCGGACTCCTCCGCCACCGGACTTCTTCATGAGGGCCGGGTCCTCTACTTTGATGTTCTTGAGAAAGTCAAGACTCATGGTTGTTGTGTTTTATTTGTTGTGAGAGTTAATGTCCATCAGGATGTGGCTCGTCGTCTTCCTCGTCATCGCTATCATCCTGGCAATCTGGCGGGAAGCCGTGCTTCCACTCTACAATGCCATTCTTGATCGTAATGACCGCCACTATAACGGCAATGCATACCCACATTATACCCCAGTCGCTCATGTTGTCGCCGTCTCCTCTACCGGAGCTGTCAGCTTCGCCGCTTCTTCAGGGAACAGGTCAGGATATATCCGCGCCCAGCTGAAGGGGAACTTCTGTCCCGCCAGGTACTTCTGCCTGGCTCCCATGACTGCGGACTCGTAGGTCTGGAAGGAGATCATCAACTCGCCTCTGTTCTCCTTGGCTTCCGACCGGTACATATAACCGATGGCATCTGCCTTGGCTGCAACAATGGCTGCGAGCTTGCCTTGCAGAGAGAGATCGTTGACCACTACGGCCTCCCCTTTCTTCTCGTCCTTACCGCTGAGCTTCTTCTCCTTTACATGGCAGGTGAGTATCAGGTGTGGACATACGGACCCGATCTCATTGATAAGGTCTATTACTTCGTTACGGAGATAGTAATAGCCTCCGCCTTCGGGCAGCTCGGTTATCGTGTCATACTTCTCCTCGAACTTGTGGTTGGAATTGAGCTTGCTGTTCTTGTACTTCTCAGTGGCTGAGTACTCCGCAAACTCTTCGATCTTGTCTACGGTGTCTATGGCGATGAACTTGTACGGGAAAGTATCGTCACCTGTCATGCCCTGCCTGGCACGCTCCTGTCCCATCTTGAGGACAGCTTTTTTGACATCTCGTATGTCTTTGCTGGAATACACACGAAACCTCAGACACTCATATATCTCAGCGCCCCCTTCTGCATCCAGTAAAAGGCACCCAGGGAGCTTGGCCAGCTCGTTGGTCTTGCCTACTTTAGGAAGACTATACAAAATGACGATCTTCGGCGATGTCCTTGTCGGTGGTACCGGAGCCGTCGGCAAAACTGGTAACGCTGGTGGTTTGGTCTCTTCAGCCATTAGCTTGCGATTTTTGGTACGTACAACTGGGCTATCTGATCCAGCTGACGTGCTTGTTTATAAAATGGGTCCATCAGTATATCCACCTTCGGCGTGAGCGGAAGGTCTTGCGGGATACCAGCGATGGGATTCAGGAATATAGGCAGCATACGATGGGTCGGTCCATACCGGTTCTTCATCAAGTAAAGCCCAATGAAGTAGCCCATCAACTGCTTAATGTCGTAGTCGTGGAATGTGTTCACATCGAAGTCGTATGGCTTCAGTAGGCCCAGGACTACATCTGCATCCCGGAATGTATACCGGCTATCACCGAAGTCGATCCGCTGCGGTGCCATGGGTCCTTCCCCCTTCCGTTGCGTGCGGAATACAGAGGTCAGCTCAGTGTTGAACTGCTGTATGTATGCAGCAGAGGTACCGAACAGGTTACGTAAGGCCACCGTATACTTGCTCCACAGATCAATGGTCTGCTTAGTGTCCATACCCTGCTCATTCCGGGCAAGGGCAAGGTGATCGCACATAACTAACGTGATGTCCCGTTCGGTACCAGCGTGTGGCGTATACCCAATGATCGGTCCCTTCTTCTTCGGGTCCTTAGACGGCCCTCTATGGATGGTACCGACTTTGGCATAGTGCAGCTCCACCAGGTCGTGGAACATCTTCGTGGGATTCACCGGGTCCTCCACGAATACGATGTTCTCCATGATGTCTTCTACACAGGCATACGCATGCCGTATCAGCTTCATGTCTTCATCGCTGACTATCAGCCCCTCAATGCGCCCCATGAGATAATCCGATGGAATGTCCCGGCCATACAATACCTTGATGAAGAAGCTCACCCAGCGAGCGGACTTCTCCATCTTGCTGATCTCGAAGCTGTAGTAATAGGCATGTAGCTTGAGGCCCCGAGCTTTGCACCACGCCCAGGCCCGCAGTATGAACATGAAGTCAGCCAGGGTGGTCTTACCTACCCCGGAGTCAGACCCCAGGAGGTAGTACCGTGCCTTGTGGGTACCGTAGATGTACTTGCTCAGCGCCGGCATGCCGTTGTCCATGCCGATATTCAGCCCCTGCCGGCCTGTTTCTACCGCTGATATGAAATGCTGCTTGGGGAGCTTCTCCCAGTCCACGTATTTCTCGATCCGGTTGAGGACGACTGGGTCCTCTATGACCAGATCATCCGAGCTGGTAAGAAGATTGTTGCCCATTCTCCGTCTCGTTTTTGATGTGATCAACAAGGGCTTGCTCTCCGATACCGGCTGCAGACACCAGCTCATCGTAGTGTGTCTTCCAGGTACCCTTTGCCATGAATGCAGTTATGGCCTGCTTATAGTGTATCGTAGAGGCGTAATAGAGCTGAGTGGCCCGTATGAGCATCTGCAGGTCGGTACCAGCCTCTATTGCCTTCCTGAAGGCTTTCATGCCCTCTTCGGAATAGGCGTTGGCTTGGTAGCTCTCTCCGTGCCGGGCATCAAGGCGTTTGGGTACCTTGGCATCCAGTATGAACTGCTTGTACCGATTCTCCCAGCTGAAGTAGAACTTATCGGATCGTATCAGCTCTGTAGAGTCACCTACTGTAAGTTCTCCGGTAGGTGCTCGGCGGGCCTCCTTCAAATCGCTGTGAAACTTCGTCGTGAGCTTGTATTTGCCCTTGTCTTCCAACGACATATAGCCATTGGTGAGTAGGAATTCTGCAACCTCTTGTAGGTTGATACTCATGCTGTTGTGTGTTTGTTGGGGATGAAAGGGAGATCAATTTACGGCGCAGGATTGACACTGTCAAGACTATTTTCATGAAGATTTGTCAGCCTCCACTGCTTTCCGGTACAGTTCTGGGTGATTGTCCTGGAACCATAATTTCCACGCCGTTGATAAACCTGCTATCTGCCTAGCATTGAGCTTCAACAGCCGTGTGTACGCCTTCACTCGTGGCATCTTGTAATACTGCGTAGTCTTGTACTTCTCATAGCTATTGTGCAGAACCACACTTTTGTCTGTAATAGTACACACGACGCCTACTATAAGCGTACCCGCGCTGGATTTGCTATACAGGCATATATCGCCAACGCTTAGCCGGCTGCCAGCAATGTCTATCATGGTATGTACGTTTTAGCTGTTAAGTACTTGATCCTCTTCTCGTCAAACCCCGCCAGGGCCGTCTTCAGCCAGCTCTCATCCACCGTGTTCTGCACACAGAGAATGAAGGCTTTACCGACATGCCCTGGCCGCCACCGCACCATACGGCCGATCCGCTGCACCAGGCTCCGGGGATTACTATCCACCTGGCAGATGATCTCTTGGTCTAGGAAGGGGATGTTGACACCCTCGTTGAGTGCCTTCACACATCCCATCAGGTCCAGCTCCATATCCAGGAACTTCTGCAAAGCCGTCTTAGGTGACTTGGAGTGGTAGACATCTTCCCCACAGAGGATCGTGGCCTGCTCGATGCTGCCAGCAAACACCAGTGTCCGAGGATGCTCCGGATTCTCCGTGTGTTCCTTTTTGATGATGGCCCTAGCCAGTGCCAGCTTACTGGGCAAATTACACATGAACCGGTACCGCGCTAATTCCATGAATTGCAAGCTCTTGGCGAGTGATGCCGGGTCCCCGAGCCGCTGATCTACCTTGATCCGCAAGGCAGTGATGCGGTTGTGTTGGTACTTGTAAGCTGCCTCCTCCGTTTGTAGGAAGGGCTTCGCTTTACTGCCGGCGGGAATGATCTTCTTCTTGTTGTCGAGGACAGACAGGACGATGTTCAGCTCGAAGTCGGCTACCACACCGTCGTCTACCCCTTGTTCCAGCGGATACACAAAGACCACGGGAGCGATCTCCCGCAGCAGTGCATACTTTACCGGTTCTGTCTTGGGGTCCGGTACCGTAGCGGTGAGGCATAGGACAGAGAGCACTACATTGGCCTTGAAGAACTGCGCCGATAGCTCTGTGAGATGGTGGCCTTCGTCCAGGACTACCAGGTCGTAGTAGCCACCCCGGACCTTGTGAAGGGAGATGTAGCAGACTGCTGTGACACATAATTGCCACATCTCCTCTCCTTCGGTACCATACCATTGCTTGACCTCGTTGGGCCAGTCTACGTCACGAAGCTGCTCAGTCGGTACCGCAACTAGGAAGTTAGGCTTGTCTATGTGGTGCATCTCTCCGAACGTACCTTCATACGCACTGGCCTTATGTTGCTGCCAAGCCTCCATCATCTCATCAATCGCCGGCTTTGTCTTCCCCGTCCCCGTGCACGCCGCTAGTGTCCCCTTCCTGCCCTTCCGGCGCCACTCGTTCCTTGCTGCCTGTTGGAGGCTGTCCTTCGCTTCGTGGAGGTTCGTCATTGAATAGAGTTGTGTTGTTAGAAATCTGTGCAATGCAACTGAGCATACCCTGTATGTGGCCCATACGCCAGCCTTGTTCGAAGGAGTCTCTGTCAAGGCCATTCACCTTCCGACGTATCTCCTCCATCTCCTTGACCTCAGCTGGGGTCATCTGTGTGTCAAGCAGTTTCATCTTCTAGCTGTTTAACGAGACGATTAAGATACCACTGTGCCTTTTGCAGGTCTTCAAGCCTAGCATGGGTAGCTAGAGCTACTCCCTTGGGAATCTTCTTACCAGCCCTGGCTACATACTTGATCACTTGACCTTCGTAGAAGCCTAGCTTCTGGTCATCAATGAAGTCGATGACCTCTATCTTCCCGCTAGTGTAGTGTGGGGGATGGTTAACCATGTCTGCCATCTTCAATTGCTTTTGCAATGTTAGGAAATTGCTCAGCGAATATCCGCTTGATCTCTGCTGCTACCTCGCGGTGCTCCAGCTGAGCGTGTTGGTCTGTGCGTTGCTCCAAGTAGTGAATCCAGGAGCGCACGCTGCCGTTAAGGTACATGACAGTACTGGTGGCCATGGGTAGGATCATACGAGCGCACTCTTTGGCTACACCAGCATCAAGGAGATTTCTGTACAGCTCCTGTCCTTGTAGGATGTACTCTTCTATACACCTAGATGCTTCCTGTGTATAGTCGATATATCCAGTAAACGAGAAGACAGGATCGAACGCCTCCTCACTGCTCTGCCTGTTAGTGGCACCTGCCTTCCGCAGCTGTATAGGCTCGATCTCCGTCACTTCCGCATACCGCTGGCTAAACTCCTGCGGCTTGATAGACCAGTGACGAAGTATCTGAATGGCAATGGCCTTGGAAGTCTTTACCTCCACGGTCATGTTCACCATATCGAATGGTGACCAGTGCTTGTTTTTGATCAGGTACCGGATGAGGTTAGGCGCTGTCTCAGTGTTGGCCTGGTTGGCCGGACTGGACACACGCGCCATCATGACTATCAAGTCCTCTGCTGTCATGTCCTTTGCCAACGTGTGATCGGGATTGGGCTGCGTGACAGCTACAAGTTTTACATGCATGTTGATTATTTGTTTTGGTGTTCGTCGTGACAAATTCCCCAGACCACGCCTGTAAGTATAACTCCTACTGTGGCTGCTACACCGCGTCCAACGTCTCCCCAGCTGTGTAGGCTCCAACTCATTACAGTGATGCAGCCTATTAAGTAAAGCACAACCCATATGATGACTGTAGCTATAGTAGCCTCTTTCTTCCAATTCATGGTGCCTTATTTAACGATGAACAATAGGTGTCTCGCCCTAGTAGCCGCGACATACCGTATCCTGTTGCGCTCCTCCGTCTTTCTGTTGACAGAGATGTCCCAGTCTACCAGCATGCAGTTGTCGTACGTGCTACCCTGGCTCTTGTGTCCTGTGATGGCGTAGTTGTACTTCACAGCTGCAAACTTCCTGTCTACTTCGTAGAAGGACTTCCAGAGCTTGCCGCGAAAGGGGCTGTTGAATGCCACGTTGGTAGCTGCACGCTTGATGTCGTCCAGCACCTTCTTCAGCTTGGCATGCTGGCTCTCGTGCAGAATACGGATATTAGCCTGCTGCTCGATGCCTTCCTCATCGAAATACTTCACCCAGGTGTTGTAGAACTTGATCTCCATGGTAGGCTGATCCGGTACCCACTCCCTGTTCACTTGTTCCATGGTGAAGTAGGTAAGCTCTCCATCATCGATGGTGAAATGATCCACTTCAATCTCCTCATTATTGGAGAGCAGGATGCGCCCGCTGGGCAACACGACGGGCTGGTCAATAATCATCTTCTCGCCTTCAATGACGAAGGGCAAGGTAGCTGGTGCTGGGAATTTGTGCCCGTATATGTGCTGCCGTATCATTCTATTGAATTCATCGACTGTTTTATTCCTCCAGGCTATCACCTTCATGAAGTCAGCGTCCTGCTTGAAGTTCTCGCAGTTGAAGTATGCTTCTACAATGTCGGCTATACGAGCATGGTCAGTCTCATCCACGTGAATGATACCAGCTAAGGGCTCTTTATCCGGTATCGTATGGGTCACCACTTCGAAGTCTGCTGTAGTGAGATACCCTTTCCTGATCCTGGTTGCGTAAGCCAGGATAGGATTATCCAATGCCTGCCGCACAATGGAAGTCAGTTCCACCATACCGATGTTGTACTTCTCCCGCTGTGCCTCAATGAAAGGCCGGCTATCGGTGTGATTGACTGGTGGTATCTGGCACCTATCACCAATGAATATGAGCTTCACGCCCCTCTTCACGTACGGTATCAACAGGTCAAACAGCTCATCTGCCAGCATGGAGGATTCATCGATAAAGACAACATCGAAGGTCTCGATCTTGATCTGATCGGGGTCTTTGCTTTGTACGAACTTCTGCTTGCCGGTGACATTGTCTATCTGTTCCTTGAGGCCCAGCAGGCTGTGGATAGTGGCGAAGTCCATACCAGGTAGACCCTTGGCAAAACGCTTCATCACTTTCACTGCTTTATGTGTAGGAGCAGACATGACCATTTTATAACGTGGACCGAATGGGTTGTCATTGGCATGCTGCCGTATGGAGGCTACCACCTTCGTGAGCGTGGTAGTCTTACCGGTACCGGCGTAGCCAGATAGCAACCACATGGCATAGGCGCTGTATACAGACGTATCCACTATAGCTGGGCTTTTTACAGGCGCCCAGTTGCCTGTGATATACGCCACCAGCAGGTCATGGGCCAGTTGTTGGCCCTCATTCAATTGTACTGTAGTTGCTGTCATTTTTGTATGGATAGATTTGGTGAATGAATGATGGGCTTGTCCCCCTGATAGAAATTGGCATTGTACCAGGCGTTGAACCGTTGCTCTTCGTATTCCATAAGGTCCCTGCCGAGTGCTGCCTCCCAGGCTTTGTACATCAGCTGTCGGCGTTGGGCCGCGTTCACAATCAGGTTCACCTGGTTGTCAACGTCCACTGGTGAGCGGATCACCCACTCGCTTAGCTCTGCGATGTTGGAAAACCTGGGGCTATCGGGATCAGGTGGTGCTACCCAGCCAGCTTTTGCCTCTATAGGCAGCTTATTGACTGTGGCACCCACGAACCAGTCCAGCTTGCGTATGATCCTGTCCAGCTCTTTGATGGTCTCCTTGCAGAATAGGTCGAATATACGGACTCTTCTGGGTACTCCATGATCACGTATGATCTCAAGAGCTTGTTGTGCGATTTTCGAGAATATGAGTGCCCGGTTGACTTCGGTACCGAAAGCCTCAACCTGTTCGGCCTCCTTCGTCTGTGTTGTTGTCTTCATCTGTGGTGAGTTTTTGTAGTGATTGTTGAATTTCGTCTAGCTTGTTTAGTATGCGTGTGTTCAACGCTATGATATCTTCTTGATAGGTCAGCATGTGTGTATAGGTACCTTTACCGTATAGCACTGTAGTATGATCCTTACACAAACGCTTGCCTACTTCTATCAGGCTCATGTTCGCGTAATGATACAAGTAGTAATATAGAGCGGCTCTTGCCTGTACAGCGCGTGTATTCTTCGGGCCTTTACATAATTTGACATACGTGATGTGCGCAGCACTACACACTGCTGCCTCAATGATATCTGCTGCATAATAAACTCTTCCTGGTAATAGCCCAGGAGCAGCGTAAGGGGACTGCGGCCAGCGGGATTTCTTCATAATCTTACTTGGACCATACTGGCGTTACAGTGGTCTCTGATTTTAGCAACCCATTAGGAATGATGAGGTTTGCAGCTTCCCGCATGATCTCATCCATCTCTACCCGCCACCGTTCGGTAAAATCCTTCCGGCTGCTGGTATCGATCTGATCATGCACCTGCATCCTGAGCTTCACAGGATAGTTGTTTGCGTGTATCTTGTTGTACATAAGCACCACGGCGACTTTACACATGTCTCCACCAGACCCCTGGATGGGCATGTTCTTGGCCTCCCGCTCGATCTTACCCAGTGCGGGACTGTACTGCCCTTCCAGGTGGAATCGAATGGATTGTGTGTGGTACCGCCAATCAGGGAACCAGCGTCTGCGGTAGAAAGGAGCGAGTGTCATGGTGACACCATTCTCTACTCCCTGCTTGCCCAGCCAACCCAGTAGGGCGCCAATCCGCGGAAACACACGGAAGTAGTCATCGATCAGCTTCTCTGCTTCCCGGAAGGACACCTTGATCATACCCGACAGCTTACCAGGTCCCATGCCATAGGCGAGTCCAAAGTTCAAGCGCTTCACC